AACTGGATCCAATTAAAATATTTGTAGTACTACTGCCTTCGTCATTTCTAACTGTAACTGTATTCGTAGAGTCGGCAGCTGTTAATATCAACAGCATTCCCTTTTCGCCTCCGCTGATATTATCAAGATTATCTGAAGACCCTCCGCCTTCGGTATTAACAGTATGCCAAGACCTAGTTACCGATATGCTTCCAGAGGAAATAGTCAGTTCACTGCCTTTGTCAAAAATAACTTTCTTAGCTTTTAAGACTCCTCTTATATCTTTATTAACTATAAGGTTTCTGTCCACATACTCGTTACCATCTCTTGACATATAACTATGCCATAGAATACCTTTTTCTTTACGGTATTTGGCGAGAGGTTTATTTTTTTCTAGATAAATTGCCTCTTCGCCTTCACGCATAGATTGCGTTGATGGACGAGCTCTTACAGAGCGAATTTTACTCTGTTTAGAGTTCATTATAATTCTCTCAACTCTATCCATGTCTTTTGTGGAGTGTTCTGTATTCAAGCGTTATGTCATTTATCCACAACTTCCCAGATACAGAGGGATCTACTTTTATCATAATAGTTGCGGTAGTTACTGGAGACGTTATAGACCAAGAACCTTCTATCCAATCGGTTGTACTCGTTGACGACGTACCTGAGTTAAATGCTGTCCAAGTAGAGCCGCTATTTGTTGAGTAATAAACCTCACTAGATATATTATTACTTGACTTATAGGTCATATATATCTTATAAAATTTTTTTAATCTAGAAGGATCGCCGAAATCAAATTCTTTAGATTTCCATTCCATTCCAGTTGTACTCTGAAAAGATCTATGGAATTGGCCGAAGGTCGTGGTTGATCCACCATCTTGCCCGTATAGCGTGTTATTGCTTTCAGTATCTACAAAGTTTGTTATTGGAGAATCCGCACTAAATAGATTACTAAGAGTTGTAAAGATTCCCTTCTTAAGGTCACACATATATGCTGTAGAGTTATTGCTAAGAGAGTCTATTACAAATACCTGGGCATTTAACTCATCGTAAACAACACCAATGTCCGATCCGCTAAAATTTTCTTTCCATGTATTGGGATCTATTTTGTTTTCTGTTAAGTCTTGAACACTTTGTCCATTGTATAAATAAAGACCATAGGCATTGGCCCATATAAGGCCATATTGCGTTCTTTTAACCGCTTCTGGATGTAGTACTCCCATATATTGTTTTGTGTCCTCTAGGAACCAATTAGCGTCATCTGGGCTTGAAATATTTATTATGTCCATGCTAAAAGTCTTAAATACGAGCAGCCTGTCTGCGTAAGAGTCTATTGCAATGTACTTATCAGGGTCTCCCTTGGCTACTTCTATGTAGTTGTAAGAGGGGAAGGTGTCATATCTGTTAAGCATAGAATACATAATTTTATCTGGATAGTTCTTATTAGATGCATCTGATTTATCTGTACCAGTTGTTTCATTAGCAGACTGTACGTTGCATATAAATACTCTATTGTTTGAGATGACAGCATCCTGCCACTTCTCATTCAGATGTCCCAAATCATTTGAAAATATACTAGATGGGAATCCATTGATTATTTCATAATTAACTAAACTAAGATTAAGGATTTCAAGAGATCCAGTTGCAGATGCGGGGCATATATATCCACTTGCATTATTTTCCCACTTAGAATAATCATCTGAGAGATTTGTTCTGATTCCCTTACTTAGATCAATATCAACAAGCAACGTCCACTCATCGTCAGAATTTTGTTCTTTAATGTATATTCTACCACCAGACACTCGTTCATTGAACCCACTACCAAGAGTTGCAGCTGCTGTGACCCTCATTGTAACGCTTTTTAAATCATTAGAGCTGTGGTCGTATGTACCAGACATAGTTCTTAAGAGAGACTCCTGATTTCCATCATATATAAAAGACTCACCTATTTCATATATTTTCCCCTCAATGGTTGAGTCTTCTGTTCCAGCGTCTATTCTTATATCAAATCCATTGCCAGCGGTAGGATAGGTAGTTGCACCATTTGTGACGTCACCATTCGTTGGGATGGCAAGATCATTGTCTTTTGAAAAAAAGCCTAGATGGGGCAGTGGTATCCCAGAATCTGCGAAATGAACTCTTGATATAAAACCAAACCATTTTATTTTTGTTTGAGAATCTAGATTGGTATCACAGCATCTTATCGAATCCTCATGTTTATAGTATTTTACAGATGAAGGCGTATTGGAATCGGTATAACTAGACAGACTAATCTTATTTGTAGACCAAGCGGATGATTCTTCTGAATATATGTCTATATTTTGATCCGAAGGCTTGGCGAGGAGTGTGATTGCGACTCCACTATACCTAACACCTTGAATAGACGCTCCCCAGTAAGGAGTTAGGGACGAATCCATTGACTTGTCTAGCCTAATTTCAGTTGTTCCGTTATGCCCAACAACTTTGAATATTCCCACAGCCCCAAGACTACTTGATCCCCCTCCATTGACCTTATCGAGATTATATATACGAATAATGCTTCCATCTGGGAACCATGATGATAATTCAACAGAATCGCCAGAGCTGCCGTTAGAGCCATCAGACGGGTTGTTTTTAAAAGATCCGTCATTGATGCATATTAAGTGATGCTTATCGGAACTATCCGCCGCCCCAAATCCATAGGTCAGCCCAGCTGCAGTTGTAGGACAAGAAAATCCTCGGCTATTATCATTCATTGCTCTATCGGTCTCAAAGTATCCTAAACCATACCCAGCCTGAACATCTGCAATGTTCGTGTTTGTTGTCGGTTCTGAAATTGAATTTGTAAAAAGAACCGCTGGAGTGATCATGCCTTGGGCACTAAGCGTCAGGTTTTCTATTTTTGAAGCCTGATTGTCCATTATGTCTCTTGGGTCTTGTAAGTTATTAAGCCCGCCAGAGAAGTCTTTAATCTGATATTGCTGCTTAGGCATCTCTTACCTTTTTGCTCATTTCAATTGCCCTATTGGGTGTTTGTACAGCCCATTTTGAATCTAACATTTCTTCACTAGCCATTATATAATCTCCGCTATTCAATAGAGCTATTGTCTTTCTAAATTTTGAGAATCCTTTAACACCCAGTTGATAACACATTTCCACTACTACTTCTTTAATGTCATTTGGAACTGACGACAGCCAAGGAAATGAAGAATAGCACTCAGTCATTAAATGAATAAGTTTTCTTTCAAGTAATATAGATGCTATATCTTGATCGAGAATTAAATCCTTAACTGCAAATCCATAGCCAATAGTATCATATCCAAGGGTATCTTTATATACCTTTGCTCGGTATCCTTCATGCTTCTTAACGCTCTCTTTTAGGCGATTAAAATTCATGCACAAATCTCCTCACCATAGATACAAGTCCTGCCATTAAGAATATGAACTACATGCACATTAAATAATCCACCATGATAAAAATCTACGATAGCGAATCCGTGTGCCCAGTTATGCATTCTATTGCCAAGCCAAGTATTCTTCTCGCCTCTCATGTCCTTCATGCAACCAATACTCCACGCTGATTTTGGACCATCTACATGAGTAACAGATGTTTGCTGAATATCGTGATGATGTCCATACATTATATTAGCACCCATTCTGAGCAAATGATTCCGTGTATGGTGGATACTTGCAAAGTGGTCTCCATGATAGAAGTTGAGTTTGCCAATTTTGAGTAATTTCCCATTTGGATAGTATTCATACTCTCTTTCTTTAAGTTTAATTGCTTCTGCAAATCTGAGGTGTTGGAGATATGGATGTTCATCTACAAACTTATTCATCCAATCGTCGTGATTGCCCTCACACATGTACTTCTCAATACATCCAACCTTGTCCAATGCCTCGTCAATGATGTCCATGCCTTCATTAACACTGCTTACGTCTTCCCATATACTCGGCATCTGATATTCCAACGGTGGTCTCTTTTTCTTCTTCCACTGCCAATGAGAACACCCATGCCATTCGCCCACGTCTCCAAGGTCTATATAACCGTCTGGCTTGACTATTTCTATAGCTTTTACTAAACATCCTATTGCACCTTTATCATGTAATGGAAAATGCTTGTCTGGGGTGACTATGAATCTCTTGACAACGCCTTTGTCTTGCTTTGTCATGTCTTACCATCTCCAAAAGATTTTTACCCCTGTACTCGCTATGTCAAGGACTTCTTTTACAATACTATCACGCTCTGCCTTAGTAATCTTTCCATCTTCAGCTGCTTTATGATAAGTATTTAATGCTTCCTGTATTTCCTTTAAGAGCTTCTTATATTTAGCAGCTGCTATAGTTATATAGCCACCTACGATAATAGCTCCTAGATAAGCTGCATTCTCCCAACTAATCCATTCCATAACGTCACCTTCCCATTTTAAACAGATATCCAACGAGACTAGAAAGCACAACAGAAACCGTAGTCCCTATTGCCTTTATACCAGACATAGATATTTCTAGATTCCTTACTCGCCCATTCTGCTCTTTAATTAAAGTTTTTATTTCATCCACAGAATCTTTGATATGAGTTATATCAGAGTTCTGCTTTGCATTCATAACGGTAAGTTCTTCGAGTCGAGAATCCATTCTATCCCTGTAATCGTTTACGTTCTTCATCTTAATCCCAAACATAGTAATACCACACCAAATGCGAACAATCCCCAGATTCC